GCGTGCGCGTCGGGTCTTGGATGTAGGTGTTGTATTGGTTGATGACCGCGCCGCCCTGCACCGGCTGCGACAGCGGGCTATTCGGCCCAAAGACGCGCCGCGCCAGATCATCAAAGAAACTTCCCGCGCCTGTGCTGGCCTGGTCAAAGAAACTGCCCGCGTCGCGGCTCAGGTTTGGCAACGCGCTCAAGAGTTTCACAACATCGGTCAACACCTGCGCAAGGAGTTCGAACGCGGGAACAAGTGTTGCGTTTAGGAAATTTGCCACCTGCGGCCCGGTCGTTTGCCAGAATTTGTCGAACTTGGTCAATAGGTTTTCCAACACAGGCAATAAATCTTGCCCGACTTTCAGTTGCAGCCCCTCAAGGTCTAGTTGCAAATTGCGCTGCTCACGACCGAACGCAATTGCAGCTTGCACGCCGTCTTCGTTTAGTAGCCGGTTGACCTCTTTTGTTTTGGCAATCCAGTCGGGGAACGTCTTGGTTGCCATCGTGTCCGCGATTTTGTCAATGTCGCGGCCTGCCTCACCAAACAACACCAGTTCGGCATTTGCCTTCTTCGTGCCGTCGGGCGTCTTCGCCAGCGCGTCGTTAATCGCTAAAATGCGCTCATCGGGCTTTAGTTTGTTGATGGCGTCGTAGCTCAGGCCAATGTCTTGCAAAGCGCGAATCACCGGCGGCAATCTGTCCTGCGACCGGCTCAATTGATCGTTGAACACATCCGCCGCCGATGCCACCGCCTTAACGTAGGCTTGCTGTTCGGCATCAATGCGCTTTGTTGTGTCAGCTAACAATTTCGCCTGCGCGTCGGCATTGTCCGACACTTGCCGGTCGTACGCGCGCTTGGCGTTGTCCGCGCCGCGTGCAAATTCGGCGTTTTCACCATCAATCCGGCGCGTCAGATCAGCGGCAAGTTTGGCCGATTGTTCGGCGTATTGCTTGTTCTCACGCTCGATGCGCGTGGCAAGGTCGGTGACGCGCTGTTCACTCGTCCGCCGTGCTTCGTCGGCGTCGCGCTGGTATTGCGTCGCAAGGTCAGCCGTGCGGCGCTCTAGCTCGGCGCGGATTTGTTCCGTCTGTCGCGCTAGCTGGGCATTCTCATCATCAATGCGATTCTGTAGCGCCACCGTGCGCTCAGTGTTGTCCTGGATGATGCGCTGCCGCTCGGCCTCGGACGCAGCCGAAAGCGCCTGCGCGCGCTTGGCGTATTCGTCTTGCAGCTTCTTGGTCTGCTCCTCATACGCCTTGTTCTCGCGGTCAATTCGTTCTTGAATCTTGGCGAGTTTCTTTTGGAACTCTGCCTCATCCTTGGCCGCCGCATCCGCCGCCGCCTTCTCAATCGCGGCTTTCTCGTCGTCGGATTTCTTTTGAATCTCGTCGCGCTTTTTGGCCTCGTTCTCGTTGAACGCTGCAAGTTCCGCTTCAAACGCGCGCTTGTCGAACTCGTTCTGCGCGTTGTTGATGCGCTCTTGCAGGCTCTCGCGCTTCGTCGCCGTCGATTCCTCAAGGCGCTGCAACTGGTCGGTGAGTTTTTGCTGTTGCTGTTCTAGCCGCGCCTGCAAGCGTTCTTGCGCGTCTATTTGCCGTTGCGCATATGTTTCGCGCAGGTCGGCCTCGGTCGCTTCTAGGTCAGCAATCTTTTGGGCGCGTTGCTGAGCAAGGTCAGTGAGTCGCACCGAAAGCGCCTCTGCATTCTCTAGCGTCTTGCGCGCTAGTTCATTCTGTCGATCATATTCGGCCTGCGCTGAATCTGTGCGGACGCGCTGTAACTGAACGGCTAGGTCGGTCAACCGGTCGGCGTGCGAACGTTCTAATTCTTGAATGCGCTCGGTTGTGGCGCGCACCAGTTCGGCGCGACGTTCGTTGTAATCGCGTTCAGCATCAGCGCGTTTACTGTCGTAGTCTTCCGCCGTCTGTTCTTGGTCTTCGGCGAGCGAGGCTAGACGCTCGCCGTGTGTGCGCTCTAGCTCCTGCGCCCGTTCATTAGCGGCGCGGCGTAGTTCCGTAATGCGTTCGGTATGCTTGCGCTCGGCGTCCTCGCGGTCACGCTGGTAGTCTTCTTCTACCCGTGCTTGACGCTCGGTCAATTCGTTAGCGCGTTCAGCGGCGCTCGCTTGTATCGCGCTTATGCGGGCGGTAACTTGTTCGGTAAGCGCCGCTGTGCGTTCGGCGTATTCGCCCTTAGCGCGTTCGACTTCGTTGGCGATAATCTTCTGTTGATTCGCTGCCGCCTCGAAATTCCGCGCAAACTGCCCATACATGCGGATGACCGATTCTTCGGCCACGCCCGCCACCTTAGCGATTGTGCCAAGTGTGGATGCAAATTCCGCGCTTGTGCCTGTTGCGGTTTGAATAGCCGCGACGGTTTCGCCCCAATCCGACGCCGCGTTAACTGCATCGATGGCCGCCTTTGCAAGCGTGCCTAATACGGTCACAAGCGCGCCAACAACACCGACGGCAATAGACGCCGCACCCGCGATGGATTCAATACCGGCCGCCGCCGCCGGTGCAGACGTGCTTACGCCTTGGCTGGCCTGCTCCATTTCCTTGAGGCCAGAAACGACCGGCTGTATCGCGTTTTGTTGCGCGCCGGTTGAGTTGCCCTCAACGATTAGTTCAAGCTTGCTTGTATTCGCTGCGCCCATCAGCCACCGCCAAAGCTGTCAAAGCCGCCAAAACGTAGCAGGCTAAGCAATTTCGCCGCCATCGTCACCAGTAAGCGGCGCGGCCGTTTTACCTTGTGCGAGTTCGGCTTGCGACACGTCTAAAATTCCCTTCACCGCCCGCGCAATGTCACTCAGCGACAAGTCGGACATGATGGCGCGCTTGGCTTCTTCCTTGTCCGGTTCATCAAGCGCGAAGGCCACCAGCGCCGCCGCCGTCGCGTCCGTTTCTGCTTCGGTTGGGCATTCCTTCGCGGCCAGCTTGCGCATAAAACGTTCAAGCGTGGCGACATGAACGGGGAATGTTTTTAGCCATTCCAGAAAACCGGGCGTGTCTGCGTTCGGGAATTTGAGTTTTATCTTTCGTGTGCTCATGTTGTGGGGATAAGGCGGCGCGCACCCCACGCACGCGCCGCCCGCCTGTCAGCATTACGCTGTATCGGCTGTCCTAATACTCAGAGCGGGTCAGCGAACCGCTGCCTTGTCCAGAGACATCGAACGACACTGCACCATTCGCCGGAATCGCAATGTTGTCGGTGTCCATGACCATCGTTCCGGTGTAGTAAGGCATCTTCGACGAAGACGTTGTGCCAATCAGCGACACTTTCACGTTCACGTTGTCGGCGGCGAACAGTTGCGCAAGCACTTTGTCGCTATAGTCGTTGATCGTGGCCGTCGCAGCCGCACCGGAGCCAGAACCACCCGTAAACGACACGGTTGGCGCGCTGGTGTAGCCCGTTCCCCAGTTCGTGATCACGATGTAGCGAACCGTTCCGGCGCTGTCGATGACCGCTGACGCGGCCGCACCCGAACCGCCACCACCGCTGAACGACACCGTAGGGGCCGACGTATAGCCGCTGCCCGCGTTGGTCACGGTGATGTACGTCACGCGGCCAGTCGTCAAGTCCAGAAACAATTTGCCCTTCACCGCGAAGGACGAATAGCCCGCCAACGTGACCGGAGCGCCGCCGTAGCGTTGCACTTGCGACGTGTCTTTCTTCTGGTCAAGGCCGAAATCAACGGCCATCCCATCGAACGAGTAATACGCCGTCGAAGCAATCAAGTCAGCCCCACCGGGCGCAAGTTGAATCACGGCATTTTTGCCTGAAATGAACATTTGTCCTATTCCTCCTGCGCACGGTTAGCCTGCGTTGGCCAGCGTTAGCCGTTAGCCGTTGGGCGACACCGTGAAGCGCAATACGATTTGTTCCTGCCGATACACAAGCCCGCCGATGTTTTCGGACATTCCGACCGTCGTGCGTTCTGCGTATTTAAGATTTGTCCACATGGCCGCACCTGTAGCGCGGCTCCCGTTGTCGTTGACCCATTGCCCGATGATCTGTTCTATATCGTCGAGCGCATCCTCAGAGTCATCGGTGTAGTAAGCGTTTTTGGCGTCCGACCAAGCAACAAACACCATGACGGCGAACAGCATTTCGCTCGCATCAAAGCGTCCACTTCTGTCCGTGTCGCGCCCGCTCGACATACTCTCAACTGTCACTACAGGCGATTGAGCGTCGAATGTTGGGGCGGTGTAGCCGTAGACGGCCTGACATGGCAATCCCGTGCCAACCAGTAACGGCGTCAGTTCGTCAGCGACAATTTGCCGATAGGCTTTGCGATTGATGACCGTTGCCATGCCTACGGCCTCCCGCCCAACCCGCGCGCAACGATGTCAAGCGCGTTGCGTTGCGTTGTCGGCCAGCGTTCACGGATTGTTCGGTCTTGCATCGCGTGCTCACCGCCGCGCCGGTTTTCATACACGCTGTATTCCACCGGCTTGCGTTTGGTCAATGGATTTGTGGCGCTTGGGTCGAAGAACGTCCGTCCGCGTGCAGTGTTGCCGCCATCGGTGAAGTCCATCCGAAGACTTGCCCGCATCGCGCCGCCGCCTACGCCTCCACTTTTCGAGTAGTAGTAAGTTCCGCGTGCGCTTTGCTTGTAGCGGCCTACGTGCGAAATGCTGACCTCGTAGCGATGCAAGTCGGTGACGGCGTACTTCACTGCCTCACCAAGCGCGCCGCGTGGTTGAAGTGCTCCAACCATCTGCGCGTTTTTGTCCTGCGCCTCTTGTGATCCACGAAGTGTTGCTTTCAGCATTGCGTTAGACCTTCAACAACTCCAACACCAATTGCAACCGGCCAGCGTTCGACCCGATGCGCCACGGCCACTGAGCCGCAGCGCGAACCGCGTAATCCGTGCCGTCTACCGTGAGAGTGTCGCCCGATGCCACATCTGCCGTTGCGTCGCAAAACGTCTCGTAGATGTTGATAGGCGATTCAAGCGCCAGCCGCTTTTGCGTTTCGACGCTCACCGGCACAAGCCGCGTGCAGGGAAGTTCTGTAACCCACTCCATCGGCTCGCCGCGCTTGCCCGATATGATCGCGGGCGGGCGCTTGGTGCTTGCGGTAACAAGCAACTGACGAGCAAATGAAAGCGACATTACTCAATTTCCTCACGCACAAACCCGCCGACGAATTCCTCACGCACAAACCCGCCGACGAATGCGCCGCCGGTGTAGTCAGCATCGGACGCGCCGTAGCCAAACTGAGCGCGTAGGGCTTTGGCCTGTTCGCTCCATTTAGCAGCGACCACGCCGCCCGACTCACTGAGCGGCCCCGACGACGTGTCGGCTACAGATGCCCACGCCCGCGCTAGTGCTTCACACGCAGCCGCGCAAGCGCGCATGACACTCCCCTCTCGCGTCAACCACACGCCCAATTCCTCGTCTGAGAAATTGCCGCCGTTTGGCTTGATTCCCGCGCCCTCATTGGTGTCGCCGAGTTCAAGCCGCATCAGGCCGGTGTTGTTTGAAACGTTGTAGGTGAATGCCATGCGCTCCTTGCGTTGTTACCGTTAGCCAGCGTTAGCCGGCGGGCTAAGAAGCCGTGCCGTCAGACCAAGAAGCGTTGCTGTAGCGAACCACACCGTTCGTGCGGTCGCCGACGCCCACGCCAAACTCAGTCCACGCAATCAGCGTGCCGAGCGGGTTGATGGGCGATGCGCCGCGCTCCGGGTCAGGGAAGGCCAAGAAGCGCAACTGGCTTTCGCCCCTGCCCACCCGCAACTTGAGCGGGTTTTGCATGGCGTTCGGGCCATAGCTCTTGAAGATCGTCCAGTAGTTCGCGGGCCAACCCGGAACCACACGCACACGGGCGTAGCTGCCGGTCAGGTAGCCGATGTAACCAGCGGGCAATGCCACTAGCGAAGTCGTGCTGCCCGGCGTCACGATGGGGTCGGAGGCCGACACGAAGTCGGTAAACGCCCGCACTGTGGCCTCGTCCGTGGCGCTAATCCACAGATCAAACGGGGCAACGTGACCATGCTCTTTCAGGTTCTTCATGTCGGTGATGCAGTTGGCCGACGTGAGCGATGTAGCCGCCGCTGTGTAGTGCTCATGCGTGCTGGCAAAGGTCGTGCCTGCGTATTCGGGCGGGGTAAAGTCCACACTGGTTTGCGCGGCGGTCGTGGCAAAGCCCGGCGAGTAACCACCGGAGCCAAGTCCCTTCGACGCGCCGCTGTCGTCGGTGCGCTGCAACATGCGCCCAAGAATCTTGGTGCGAGCCAAGCGCCGAGCCGCGTCCACCGTGTTAGCGATGTCGGCCTCAATCTGAGGCGCGTAGGCTTTGCGCAGGTAGTCCCATGTCCAGCCGAGGCCGAGGTCGTAGTCACGGATGGGCAGCATGTGCCCGTCCACTTCACCACGGCTGCGCGGAGGCTTCGAGTATTCGGTGCGCTCACCGAACGAAAAGCCCGTGCCCATGCGATACGAAACGATGGGCGAATCGGCCACGCTCATTACCGAGCTAAACACGGGGTCGGAATTGATCTCAGCGGCCACGCCGTTCAGCGCGCCGGTGAGCAGATTCGTCACGGTGAGGAGGTTGGTGCCGTCTTGCAGCGATTCTTTCAAAAGCTGCGAAGCGTCAACGCCCGTCCACACCACAAAGTCGCGGGTATCGCGTCCACCAATAGATGCCATTTTCTGTTCCTCCTATGGCTTACGCGACATAGCGCGGTTGAACGAACAGCGTATCGGCGGTTTTCATCCAGCCGATGCTGTGTTTGTTGGTTGAAGCCGTCTCGACGGGCAGCCCGGCGGTCGTGTCGTCGGGGTAGACAAGTTTGCCAATCGTGCCGCTGGTGAAGCCCGAAATAGGCCCAAACATCACCACATCGATATATGCACCCGCTGCGCCGGTCTGAACCGCCACGCCCACGGCGATATGATTCGCCACAGTGCCGTTGCCGTCGCAGGCGGTCACGCCGTCCGTGCCGTTCGCCACAACATCACCAGCGGCCACGCCGCCAGTGCCGACCACAAACCGATGCGTGATTGCGCCCTCGTTTGGGCGAATCTTGGTCGTGTCGGTGGGTTTAGTAATAGCCATCGTTCACTCCTGTTAAACCGTCGGGAGGTGAATCCCGAACTTCTTCGCAGCCAACTTTGTCGCGTCGTCTAGCTGCTGTTTGTCTGTTGTCTTGCCCGTGTTGGCCGCGTTGGTATTTGGCGCTGCGGGCGCTTGCGGCTTGGCGAACAGCTCTGGATACGACTTCTGCAACGTGTCCCAATCGATGTTGCCCTTCTGGTCAATCAGCGCATCGGCCACGGCGAGCTTGTAGGCCGCCGCGACGTTGTTAACGCCTTTGGTTGGCGCTTCAACGATGAATTGCTTTTCGCGGGTCGTCGCAGTCAACTCGGCGCGCAATTTGTCGATCTCAGCGGCTAGTTCAGTGTCTTTGCCCGCCTTGTCTTGAATTGCCTTAAGTTGTTTCTCTAGCGTCTTGGCCGCGTCCCGCTCTTTATCCAGTGCGCTTTTAAGGCTCTTGGTGCTTGTCTCGAAATGAGCGTCAAGCGCCTTGCGCTGGTCATCGGTCAGGCTCTTTGCAACATCTTCAAACGTGATGGCCTGCGGCGTCCCGCCGTCGGGCTTTTGCGTTTGGGTTGCGTCTTGTGTCACGTTTTGCGCTACTGTCGTATTCGGTTGTTCGTCTGCCATCGGTCGCTACTCCGGTATCCCACCGCCCCGCCGCATCACGCAGAGGGGAAACAAAAAAACGCGCTCGACAATCTCTGTCGAGCGCGCTAACTGGCGTTCGCGTCGCACTCCCCACGGCTAAATGCGCGGGGTTGCGGTGCTGTATTTAGTTAGTCGGGATTCTACTACGATTCTGCGTTCGCCGCGCCAATTCTTCGTCGGCCAAAATCTGCGCCATACGTAGCGACTCTTTCAAGTCGTCCGAAACATCAAACGACAAGTGGCCCACGAAATCAAGCAGATCACCGTTTGGCGCAATGGCATTTATCCGAATGTGATAAAGGCCAAGCCGTTCATTCGTGCCGATGATTGAGTAACTAACATTGGTCGCGGTTGGCTTATCCATTGTGTTTAATCCTACTCCCCCGAATTAGTTGCGCCTGAAACCGTGCGCCCTTGCACCATCGGCGCGGGCGTTATCGTCGTTGCGCGTGCTTGCGCGTCCCGCTCTATAGCCGTGATGAGGTTGTGGACGACGTTAAGCCGCTGCCGCAGCCAGTCGCGTTCTTCTTTTAGGTGTTCGTAAAGTGTCAATGACTTCATGCCGGCATCGAATAATTACCCAGCCTAATAGCCAACGGCGTCCGCTTTAGTTCAACCATTTCCGCCCGCCATTGAATGAGCTTGGGTTCTATGCCGCTGTCTTCTTTATCCGACGCAATGAATTGCGCCACAAGGCGGCGAATTGGGTCGTCACAATCTTCAATCGTGAGCGACACACTCAGTTTTGTGGCGTCCCGAATGAGCTTGTTTAGCGCAATACAGTGTGCGTCGGCTTCCATCAAAATGGCGTTGATTTGTTCTTGTTCGGATTTGTTCATCTATCCTCCTCGTAAGGCATTCACCGGCCTAACCTTCTCACGCTTCTTCTTCGCTCGCGCATTCAATTCGTCCCGTGCCGCATTGCGCATTCGCGTTGTGAGTTCGTCCGTGGCGTCTTGCCGGCGCACCAGCGCAACGACGGTGCGGCAAGCGTAGTGAAACGGCGGCGCTTGCATTTCGTCCATGTAGCGCGGCTCGCCGGTCAGCCTGAACGGGTCGCCCATCGCTTGCCACTGCCCATGAACGCGCAAACAGCACTCGGTTGTGCGCTCATCAATCGCGGCGACGGCTTGACGCCCATATTCGTTCATCAGGTCGCGCACTTTGGTCGACAGCCCGAATGCGGCCATGTCCTGCGCGTCGCTAAGGAATCCCGCTGGCAGTGTTTGCGCCAGTTGAACGGCTTCTTTGGCCAGGTCGAACGTGCGCCACTGGTCGGGCGGCGATACCAGTAAAAGCGCCTGCTGTTTGTCAATTGGCGGCAAGTCCGAGCCATTTACCACAGCGCGCATGATTGTGCGGCCATACGACACGACCGCAAACAGCACTAGCCAGCGCGAGGCGTCGCGGATAACGCTTCCCGGCGTTAAGATGCCCGCCCGCGTATCGTTGCCAAGAATTAACTCGCCGTCGTCTAGCCCATTGATAGATAGACCATTCGCGCCCGCGATTTGCGCGTCAAGAATCGCCAGCACTGCGGCGGATGCTTCCTCAAACGGCGGCGCAAGCAGGTCAGCGTCAAGCGGCAATTCGTAGGCGCTTGCATCGCGCCCGGCCTGTTGCTGGCCGATATATACCGCGTCGTGTAACAATGTTACTAGATCGGCCTGCACCGTGCGCCGTAGCGTGGCGAGAACATCAGCCACCAGCGTTGGATTGCCAAGTGCACCCGCTAGTGCGAGCCGCGCCGTGCGATATGCGGCATAAACGCGCCCGCGTGGTGCGGCGCTATGCCCCATCCGGTCGAATAGTGTTTCTAGTTCGTCACCAGCGCGTAGGGCGTGATCTACGGCGCGTTCATGCTGTCGAGTGGTCATGTCGATTTTGCCGCCATGCGCTTGGCCGCGTCATTCAGGATGCCCGCCAACGTCTCGCGCTGGGCGTCCGTGCCAGTCTTTGCGATGCTGTCCACTGTGGCGAACACGTTGATGCGCAATAGGTCTAAATCGCGGTCTACTTCGTCGTCGGCGTGGGCATCTAAGGACGCCCATCCGAACCAGCCAGACGCCGGCGTTACTCGCGCATCTCCCGTATAAGCAAGGTTGACTATGCCGCTGGTGTAGTCCGCTCCTGATTCTTGAACCACCGTGGAGACTATTTCGCCGTCTACGATCATCTCGCCTTTAAGCATCGTCCCTCACTTGACGGATATTCCGCCGAACCTCAGCACAAGCGGCTTCCCCACCAGCGGGGCAAACCGCAACGCGACTATCTTTGGCATCTCGCCATCGTTGTAGCCATACGAAACCCAACCGCGAACACGCTCGCCGCCTTTCATCTCGTCGCGGGTGGGCAGCGACGGGCTTTTGCCGGTCATGGCGCTGGGTGTGTATTCGCGCCCGTCATCGTCAAGCCCGACGACTGAGTAGTAGCCGAGGCCGGCTCGCACGTCTTTAAGCGCCTCGATACTCACGTCGAATGACAACTGTCGCCCAAACGCGCCCGTGTCGCGGATGTTTGCGCCGTAGATGGTCATGCGCAGCGTGTCGGTCTGCGTAAAGCCCTTCACTGTGCCAGTCGCTTCGGCTGGTCGCTGCGTGGGTGCGCTCATGCAGGACGCCAGAACGACGGCGGCGGCAAGGCTGAGGAATGTGTGGGGTGTTCTCATGTCTGTATAGTCGCACGATTGCAGCGCGGGCGCATCAGTCATTAGTTGCCCTGCAATCCCCCAAGCGCCGCCGTCGCAATAGCTTGACGCTGCCGGTAGCTGTCGGTCTGCTTCATCGCGTCGATTTGCTCTTGCGTGTAGCCCCACACTTCGGCCCAAATGGTTTCTTCGGGAATGCCGCTGGCCTTCTTCGCTGATGCTTCTTGCGCTAGTTCGCTCAGTTGGCGCGGTTTGGCGGGCTGCCAAATAACGTCGAAGTCGGCCACTTCCGGCAGCGACTTATCGCCGAACAGCCGTTCGAGTTTAAGCGCCATTGCAAACACTTCGGCCCACATCGCCCCGAACCGGCGTTGGCGACGTTCGACCTTGGCATAAAGCGGCTCCTTGTATTCCTGTTGCGTGTCCGCGCCGGCCACTTGCCCGGTAATCTGGAACCGGCTCATTGGTGTATCGGTCACGCTGGCCGCCTTCTGGATAAGCTCGTTAAACGTCTTGAGAAACCCATCAGGCGGCATTCCGTCGATGGCCTCAAGTGACGCATCCGCCGGGCTTTTCTTCGGGTCGCCGATGATCGTGCCGGGTTCAATAGCCGCCCAATTCGAGCGGTCAGCGGCGGGTGGTTTGCCGTCAGTCGTCGGCCACCAGCCGAAGGCGCGGAACACGCGGAATGCGCTTTGGCGGTTGCCGCCCATCAGGTCTAAAAGCGCCTGATTGATTGAGTCTTGAATCGGCCACGCATCAAATGCGTGAGGCCGCTCGTCTGGCTCGCTCGCCACGAACACCGGCACACCAAGCGCCAGCCCCGCGCTGTCCACCCACGGAATAGGCCAGCCGCCATCATCCTCGTCTTGAAATGGCACGGGCTTGCCGCTCGACACATCGTATTTCTCGATTCGGTCGGGGTAATACTCAGTCAGGCGCAGGCGGGCTTTGCCGTTGCCAAGTTCTTCGCGCCATCGCTTCGACGCCCGCAACACGGGCTGGTTCGAGTCGTTGTTGACGTAGAAGATTTTGCATCCAAAGCCGTCGCCTGCGCCGGTAGCGCGTAGGTTGTCAGAGTCCACCGACATGGACGAACCGGCATTGGTGTCGGTGTAGCGCGGGTGAGGCAACATGCGCGCATACTTCTTCGTCGGTTCCCAATCGACAATCACGAAGTGTTCACCGTCGTTGATCGCGCCGGTGTGAACGTCATCTTGTTTTACGTCCAGCCGGTTGAGTTTGTAGGTGCGGTCAGCCCATGCATTTAACGCGGCGGTTTGCGCGTCGGTGGTGATTGTGCCATTTTGCCCGTAGGTATCGGCAATGGCTTTCACCGCTTTAATACCAAGCCGTTCAATCATGGCACTGACGACCGTGCGAATGACGTTGAGCTTGAGCCGCACGGTTTCTCCAGAAGACAAGCCAAGCAGGTTGCGAATGCGGTCGGTTGTCATCTGCAACTGTGCGCCCTCGTAATATGCGCGGGCATCTACGACCTCGTTTTGTCGCGCTAGTTCCTCGGTCGCTTGCCACTCCGCGAACGCTAGTTGTGTCGGGTTCAGTTCTGCCATTGTTTACCTCAAGTAACTCATTGCAAATGAACCGCCCATCTTTTCGGCAGCCATTCGCGTATATCGCGCCGCATCGTAGTAGTCGTCTCCGCCTACACCGTCGTCGTCCGTGTCAACTTTTAGAACATCTTCTGGCCGGTTCGGGTCGTGCTGTAATTCCGGCAGACTATTTGCCAGTCGCGCGCAAGTGTTGAAAATGTAGAGCGTTGGCTTAATACTGCGCTCAATATCGCCAAGGTCGGCTAGAAGGGTCGTCGCACCGCTGATGCGGTCGTTATTAGCTGCCGTCAGTTCGATACCTTCCTCGGCGTATTGGTCGGCCACCGTTCGCTCCGCTCCGCGCTTGCCAAACACATCCGCACCCGCGACGAATAGCTCGACTCGGCCCCACTTGCCCACAACACGCTCCGCCATGGCTTTGATTGCCTCCGCGTGGCGTTTGACGACCCACTGTCGCTCGGCGTGTTCAGCAATCAGATAAATATTCCCGTCGTTGTCTTTGGTTGCTAAATATGCGACGGTGTAGTGAGTAAAGCCGTAGTCAAGTCCACCCCACACCGGCCAGTTGTGCGGAATCGGGAACGGCTGGACAACATGCACATCATGTCGGAAGTTCGAGAAATACTGACCGGCGGCAATGTCCCAATCGCCAAAGCGCCACGCCCGCAGCTGCCAGCCGGTCAGTTGTTCGAGTTCGTCTTTGTAATCAACATTGACAAACCGGTTGTCATCCACCGTGGACGGAATGAAGCGCGTCCGTGTCTGCTGACCCTTGCGCCACGGGTCGATGTATTCGCGCTTGAAGTCACCGTGCCCGACGCCGCCGGGGTTTGTCGTCTCGTAGATGCGCGGCCGCCAGTTGGTCTTGGCCGTGCGAACGCAGGTAGCAATGTCTTTGCGCTTGCGACTGGTCAGCGTGGTCGCTTCTTCGATAATTGCGCCGTCGTATTGCAGGCCGAGATAGCTATCAATTTCGGCTTCGGAATTGTAATGACCGAGCACGATAGAAGAACCATTGGCAAAGCGTAGCGTCGATTCGTGGGCGCGGTATTCATGCGGCACGCCCAAAAGTGTGGCTTTGCGCAGGTCGCCAAACGATTCGCGCGCCCCCTTTAGCACCTTGCGCAAGAACAGGAACTTGAGGCCTGCCACGCGCTGGCAGTCATCGGCCCCAACCTGCGACAACGCCCAGTGTGATTTGCCGCCGCCACGCGCACCACCAAAACCGACGCGCACCGGCCCGCCTGGTTTGTCGCACTCACGCGCTGCTGCACTGGCAAGCAACTGACGCGGCTGTAGCACCACGCCAGCGCGGATAAAATTCGCTATCTGGTCGCGTGGGCATCCGGCTAGTTTTGCCGCCGCGATGTATCGCTCAGTTGGCGTCTGCCGCGTTGTCCGTCGCGGTATTGCCGCCGTCGCCATCACCATAGATTTTGTTTAGTGCTTGCTCAAACTGCGGGAACTCGTGCCGCGTGGTGTTGTCCGTCTCAACTCGGTCGCTGTATTTCTTGCGCGTCTTCTCATACCAAATGATTGCGCCCAAGTCGCCTTTGCGAACCTTCTTAAACAACTGGCTGGTAACTTCAGCATCAGCCCGCGCCCGGCCTCTTTTTATGGCGTCCGCAAAATCCGCGCTGGATTTCTTGCGCCGTGTGATGGTGTCCTGACTGATGCCAAGGCGTGCGGCAACCTCCCCTTCGGTCAGCCCATCCGCCGCCGCGCTCTCCACCGCCGCTAGGTCAATCTCAATTCTCTGGCGTCCCATCAGTCAACCCCGCGCACGCTACCCGCAACGGCGTCTCTGTGCGCTTGCACTCCATCAGCTTCATCACGGCCTCTAGTTCGCTCTCCGGCAAGTCAAACGTAATACGTAAGCCGCCATCGACAAGCGTTTGCACCTTGTAAACTACGGCGTCAAAGTGAAATGGTTCCATTTCGCAGATTCACTAATGATTCTTTGGTTATATATCCCAAATCCCAACGAATCTTGTGTTATTTCCTTGCAAAACCTTGTATACTTAGCCGCAAGGTTGCGGCGGGTCGGCTTCAATCTACTGATGGTGTCGCCCTTGACTGCTTTAGGCTCGTCGTTGGCGTTACTAGGTGGCCGCCCGTAACATCACTAGACATTGCCGCCCCGCCTCTGGCCGCTGTCTCGCCGCCCCTCACACTTTCGCCAACTTCCGCCAAACCTGCACATACTCCTGCACGACGGCGCTAATGTCGTCCTCCCAACCTAACCCGTCTCGGCGTTCTAGTTCCAAAAGCGACCGCATGGACATATCCACCCACATCTGGACTTCGCGCCGTGCAAGTTCACGCAGGTGTTTCTCTTTGCGCCGGATGGCCGCGTTGCGATTTCTCATGCCCCGTTAAAGGCTTAGTAGCCCCGTGAGTCAATAAACGTCCCCGTCCCGCCAACGCCCCAGCGCCATCCCCACGGCTCGCCGTAAGTCCAATCATGGATATTCCGGCGCTGTGGTTGTGGCATTAGCGGCGCGATTCCTCGCAACGCCTCAATCAGCACCGCCCGTTCGATGTTCAGCTTTTCGATTTCCTTTCTGAGCACATCGTTTTCGGATTTCAGTTGTTCAATTTCACTCATTTCTACGCATCTCCAGCGTTCGTCACCTTGCAACGCTGCACGTCTGTTCGCTTGTTACCGTTCACGTTTACCGATAGATGCACGCGGAAGTCGCCCGCATCATCAAACGTCACCGCGTCCCATTGCACATAGGTCGCGCCGACCGTGCCGCTGGTCGTAGACGTGTAGCTGGCGGTCACATTCGCGCCGGTGGCTGCGTTGTAGACCGCCACTGATGGACTTGTCAGCGTTGCGCCCGATGGGTAGCGTGACACCGCGATACGAAAGGCCCGCGCCTCTCCCTCGACAAACTCCTGCACGCCGGGGATGAGGTAATCCGGCTCGTTCATGTGTTGTCATTCCTCCCGGCCAGCATCACCGGCCTTGCGTTCGGCTTTAGCACATTCGTTCTGTCGTGGGGCGTTGCAATGTCCAGGCGCTTGTGCGGTCGCAATGTGATGTAGACAAGCCCAGTAGCCCCGGTTGAATCGGCTGCTGACAAAACGCCAGCCGACACCAACATACCCGCGTCCACCGCGTAGAACGAGTCGGCCCCAGACAGCGCCGCCGAAAGAACCGCCGCGCCTGCGTCCACAAAAACGCACACATCCGCGCCGGATAGCGCCGCCGCCGACACAAAGCCGCCTGCCTCGTTGTAGACCGCGCCTGTGGTTTCAGAGCCAGAGAGCGCACCCGCGCTCGTGATTTGGCCCGCGTCGGTCATTGCCAGAACATCAAGCGCCGAAAGTGTGCCTGCGCCCGACAACTGACCGGCCTCAGTGAAGGCCATTACACCGGCGGCGGATAGTGTCCCCGCCGAGGCGAAAGCGCCGGATTCGTCATACACGGCGGCGCTCGAATCTGCCCCGCTCAACGTGCCTGCCGATGTGACCTGTCCCGCGTCCACCAGCGTGGCACTGTCACCCGCTGAAAGCGTCGCAGCGCCCGCCACCTGGCCCGCGTCTGCGAGGGTTGCGCTATCACCTGCCGACAATGCGCCAGCGGACACGACCGACCCGGATTCACTAACCGCAGCGGCGTCTGCGCCGGAGAGCGCCGCCTGCGTGGTCGTCTGCCCTGCGTCGGTAAACACCCCAACGCCCGCAGCGGATAGCGTGCCCGCAGACACAAGCGACCCCGCGTCTGAGAGTGCCGCCGTGTCGCCCGCGCTTAGAACACCTGTGCCAACAATTGAACCGGAGTCAACCAGTGCAACGGTATCTGCCGCGCTGAGTGTTCCTGCGCTTGTGACCGACCCTGCATCGGCGAGTGCGACTGAATCGCCAGCCGATAGCGTGCCCGCGCCTGTTGTTGAGCCAGCGTCAACGAATGCGGCGGCGTCTCCTACCGACAATGTGCCAGCGGATGTAAATCCGCCCGCCTCGTCGTAGGTCGTGCCACCCCCGCCGCCACCGGCTCCGGCAAACAACAATAAAAGCATGGTGCGCTGTAACTACACTTTCACCGACTAGATATCAAACTGAATCCGCGCCGTGACGTTCAACTGGTCAGACGTAGACGCAAGCGACCGAGCCGCCGCGCTGTCAAAGTTTGAAAAGCCAATGATTGTGTCACCCGCCCCACTTGCGCTGTTGGTGGCGATGAAGTAGCCATTGGCCGCAGCCGCCGACACAAAGCCGGTGAACTGTTTGGCGCTCGATAGTGAGATGCGCCGACCGCTGCCGTTAGTGCCTGCGCTGCCCCAGTCGCTTGTCGCAATAGCGATGCGGGCATAGCTGCCAGAGCTTGCCGTCATTTCAGTCCAACCAGACGGTGACGCGCCGCCGGTTGCGGTGCGCGCCGGAACGGTTGACGCCGAGGCGGAAGTGAACAGGCCGAGATACAACGTCGTATCGACCGTGCTGCCCTTGAATGCGATGCCGAGGAGATAATCTAGCCCCTCATCTGTAAAGTTCTCTGCCATTGCTGAAAGCCTCCTAGCTACTTGTAAAACAGATTGATGTTCAAATCACTGGCCGCGACTGCGGTCGTGTTGCTATCGGCCACGCCCGTGACCGTCGTCAGAGCGATGCCAGTCGAGAACGCGATGCCGAGTTCGTCGCTGAAATTTGTGCCGCCGTTGGGTGGCACGCCCACCGTAAAAAACACAGACGCGCCCGCCGTCGGCGTGGTCGAGGCGTTGTGGAGCTTCACATAGCTCCATGCGGTTGTCGTGTTGGTAATCGACCAGCCGTAGAGTTGCCCCGCGCTGGCTTTGACCACCGTCGCATTGGTGCTGCCCGCGCTGATGAGGTGATAGGTGCTGAGGCCGCCCGACGTGGCCGGGATAGCCTGCACCACGCCGGTGGAGTCATTGGCTAGCGTCACCCGGAGCGCGCCAGAGGCCGCTCCGTTCCCCGCTGCGATTGCGGTTGAACTGTCGGCTGTGCCGTCGGCCAACTTCACGCGCTGGTAATGCACGCCGGATACGTCGTCGGTTGCGACGCTGGTTCCTGCGCCAGCGGTAATTGCTACGTTATCTGCCATTTATCCAACTCCTGTCATCATCAGAAACCGCGCCAAAGGCCGGGCGCTTGTCTCGGTTGCGTAGTCGCTGTGCGTGTTAGTTGAGTTGTAGGTCTGCACAGTGAAGTAATACAGCGTGCCGTTGGTGAGGCCGGTGGTGGTGTAGGCCGTCACGTTGCCTACGTCGGTGGTCGTGCCATACACGCCGGTCGATGTGCCGCGCAACACCTTGTAACCAGTCGCACCGCTGACCGCGTTCCACGTCAACGTGATTTGGCCGCTGTTTGAGACGGCGCTGGCAATCGTTGGCGGCGCGGGGATGATGCCCACAGCCAGGTCATCGACGACGGTGTTAGAACCGCTGTTCGACCACAAATACAGGCCGGGGTAGTAAGGCCCGTTGTAGTTCGAGTCCGACGCTGTGCCGATCACCGACCACGCCGAGCCGTTGTAGTAGCCGAGCGTCAGCGTGTTGTTGTATCGGCGCATCCCGATTTTGTTGCCGTTGGAGACTTCCTGCGACCCGTTGACTAGCGTCGT